TGTTACGCAAGACGATGAAAGCGGTAGGGCTTCAGAGGTAGATAGTGCAACAAATGTTGCAGACACCCAGCCGGATGAAGCGGGACACAGTGCTATGTCCCGCTCGAATCGCGGCCACTCCATCAAACGTGCGTTTGCTGAGGCATGCCAGGTTTTCGCGGCGGACAACCTCGTCAAGTGACGAGGTTTCGACTGCGGCGGGTCGGGGTGAACCGTTTTCGCCAATGGCGAGGATGCCGCACCGGCACGTCGCGAACCAACGAACCGTTGGGACCAACGAACGGTTGGGCCATGACGATCCGTTACGCGAAAACCGCGAACGGGAAGCGAACATTGGTGGGATCGCGTGACCCGATGCGGGACGTGACGTCCCTGCACGGGCGCGACGGTGGCCCATCTCCGCAGAGTGCGGACGTGGGCCCGGTCCCCGCGCGCGGGCGCGATGCACCTTCACCAAAGGCGGGCGTGCATAATCCCCCCTGATCCCCGCGCGCGAGGGCGCACCGGTTCAGGTGTCGCAAGTTGCGACACCTATTGCGCGCCCCTGGCCGGTGAAATCGGGAATTATTCGCGATTTGGTCCCTGATCCCCGCGCGCACGGGCGCGACGTCTGGCGGTGGAACGATGCTACCGCCTGCGAGGGCTGATCCACGCGCCCATTGGCAACCCGTGACGTCACGGGATAGGCGGGCCGCTGGCCGGGAGCTTCGCACGCGCGACACGGTACCCGACTGAGACCACGGCCCGGTGGCAATCATGACAGCCACGCGGCCGCCGGCAACACCTAATCGCCGCGCCACGCCGCCCTGAGGCGCTGGCGCAAGCCAGCTGCCCGCCGCAGTGCCTCCGCTCGCCGCATCGCCGCCACCTCGATCATCGCCCGGTTCTGAGTGGCAATGGCCATGTCGCGATCGGCCTCGGCCTCGTCGGCTCTGGCGCGCTCGGCACTGGCTCGGGCTTCAGCCTCCTCCGCCCGCGCCGTCAGGCTGGCGATCGCCTCCCTGAACGTCGCCAGGGCATCCGCCATCAGCCTGTTGCCGCCCCCGTCGTCGCGGGCGTCGTCAGGGGCGTCGTCGCCCCCGCCATTTTGCCGCGATCGTCGCGCCGGTCTGGCCAGATCAGCAGGCACCCAGACCCGGATCAGGCCATCGTTGCCGGGTTGCCGCCGCAGACGCTGGCGTTGCGTCAGGCGAACCGCCGCCGCACGGCCAAAGCCGCGGCAAGCCGCCAGTTCGCTGTAGGTCATCCAGGATCCGTCGCCCCCGCCGTTACGGGCGTCGTCGCCCCCGTCGTCGCCCATGTCTGTTGCCCCGCCAATCACTGACGGGACAGCCAGCTACAGGCCCGCGCCGAGCCGGATCAAGCAGCTTGAAACCAAGAACGTCCCGCCGGCGGTACCTTTCAAATGCGCGAGATACCGGGCCGGTTGGCGCATGCCGGAATTTTGGGCACGGTTGGTTGGCCGAATCGGAGGACAAGCGGATGGCGTTTCAGCTCGGACCGCATCAGGCCGCGATCGTCGAGGCGCTGACGGACGGCCCGCACTCGTTGGCCGCATTGGTCGCGCGCATTGATGCCACCCGGCCGCGGCTGGTGACTGACGCCCTCGAGCGGCTTCGGCAACGTCGAATCGTCGAGGTGACCGGGCGCAAGGGCCGGAGCATGACGGCCGCCACCGTGAGGTTGGTACCGCCCGAGTCGCGGATCCCGGAGCAGGTGCCGACTCGGCGATCGGTCGGCGACGACGCCAGGTGGCTGGCGCCCTACCTGCGGCCCTGACGGGCGGCCCGGGGCGAATCGGGGGGCTGAAAAATCAGAAACCCGTCTGGTTACGTTGGCACCCCGGCCGGTGGCGGCGGGTAGCGCAGAATCCAGACCCTCCGGGCTTGACTTTCTCATACATGAGTAGCTTGCTCACTCTATGAGTGAGACGCTGAGCAGCGGCGACGTGCCAGTGGACATCAACGAGAGGCGGTTCACGCTGCCGGACACGGCTTTCCTCGCGCGCGTGCCGGATAAGTCGCTGCGCAACTGGATGGCCCGCAGCATCATCACCATTGGCGACAAGCATTGGCCCAGCGGCCGCTGGTATTTCTCGGTGATTGACGCACTGCGGCTCAAGACCATGCACAGCTTGTGCGTCCGCCCCGGCCTGGACTTCGGGCCGACTAAGGCCGCGATCATCGCTGAGCTTGTGGTCAATGCAGCACGCGACAATCTCGCAGCGCCATCCGACGGTTATCGGCACGACCTCAACGTCGTTATCGCATGGGAACTGGATGGCGAGATGTTTGGCACGACGGCCAACATTCGTGAGGCCGGCCGTTATCATCCTCAGCCCCCAGCGACGGACGATGGCTACGAGCCGTTGCGGAACACGGTCGTGTGCATTCCGGCCGCAGCGATGTTGCGCGATCTGATCATCCGCACCGAGCTCCTCGCGCAGCGCAACCGCAAGGCGGAGGCACCAACCCATGTCTGATGAACGTGTGAGCCTCGCCGAAGCGTGCGCACTGCTGGAGATGTCCGCGGAGGACGTGGCCGAGCTGATCGGCGGGCCTGACGACCCGGCTGCGGTGCACCGGCTCACGATCCGGCATGTGCTCGCGGCCCAGGTGGCGTCATCGCTGCGGCCGCTGGTCACCGAGCGGGTGGCCATCGAAGCGGGCATCACCGCTGGTCGGGACGCACAACTCAAGGCGGACCGCATGCTTGTCGTTGCGGTCAATCGCCACGGCGAGCTTGGCGCGTGCTGGCGGGAGGCGGCCTCGGACTGGCACGTCCATCGCCCGTTCATCGGTGTTCCTGCTGACCTGTGGCTGGGCGCGCTGACGATTGGCCTGGAGCAACATCGTCGCGCCGCGGCGACTCCGAACTGAAAGGGAAACAACCATGACGTTGCGCCAACTGCTTGAGAAGCGCGCGTCGCTTCAAACCGAACTGCGATCGCTTCACGAGGCCGCGCCCGATGCCGCGCTGGCCGGTGATGCCAAAGTTAAATGGGACACGCTGACGGCGGGCTTGGACACGCTGCAATCCCAGATCGATCGGCAAAGCATTTTGGACGATCTGGACAGACGATCATCGTCGGGTGTGCCGCTCGATGGCAGCGGATCATCTGGCGCGTTCGAACAACTGGCCGCGAAGGTGACGGCGGCCGATGTGCTGGCGGCGTTGCTGGGCGGCAAGGACGAACGGTGCGGCAGAGCAATCGAAGTTAGCGCCGAACTGGCGCGGCGATCAGGCGTGCGTCCAGAGGGCTTGCTGTTCTCAATGAGCCTGTCCGGTGCGCCGCCTGAAAAACGCGTTTTTTCAACGACAACGCCGCCGGGCGGGCCCGGATCCGCTTTGATCGAAACCACAGTCGCACCGGGCATGATCGACCGGCTACGCGAGCGGATCATTGTCCGATCGCTTGGCGCGACCGTGCTTAGCGGTCTGCAAGGCAACCTCAGCATTCCCCGACTGAAACAGGACGCGACCGCCTACTGGGTTGGCGAAAACCAGGACATCACACACTCGGACCCGATGACCGAGGGCGTGCCCATGTCGCCAAAACATGTAGGTGCCATCTGCGAAATATCTAGAAACATGATACTTCAACCATCGTTGGATGTGGCCCGCTTCATTGAAGACATGCTGGCCAAGGTTATCGCCATTGCGTTCGATCGCGTCGCGTTGAAGGGCGGCGGGACGAATGAACCGCACGGTTTGTTAGACCCTTTCTCCGCCATTCCGGTCGTTGGCAAGGGCGGTGCCGCGATAAGCTGGAACGACGTTATCAACTTGATTGGCACGGTCGACGGCCGCGAATGCTCTGGGCGATGGATCGGCGGCATTCGTGACGAACGCGGCCCTGGTTTCGAAGCTGAGGCGCACGCCGAAAACCGTGAACGACACGGCAAGCAATTTCATTATGAACGACCCGACGACCTTGGCCGGTTACCGGTTGGCCAACTCTCAGGTCACGCCGACCGGCAACACAATCATCAGCGGCGGCGGGGCGGACAGCACGCTTCTGTTCGGTGATTTCTCGCAATTATGTCTGGGATTTTGGAGTGAGCTGGATCTCAGAATTAACGATCAGGCTGACAGCGTTTTTAGCAAAGGCAACGCTTTGATAAGGGCCATGAGCACCGGAGACGTCGCCATTCTGCAGCCGGGCGCGTTCGCCGCGATCATGGGCGCGGCCACTGCCTGATGCGCGATGGCCTCGAATATCGTTGCGCCGTCGAATTGCGCGCGGTCGGTCGCAGGCTGGCCGGTTATGCCGCGACTTTCGGCGTCATCGCGAACATCGGAGGGCGGTTCAATGAGAAGGTTATCAGGGGTGCGTTTACCAAAACCCTTGCCACCCGCGCCGACATCCTCGCCCTGGTTGACCATGACGCGACCAAGTTGCTTGGCCGAACCACCAGCGGGACGTTGCGGTTGGCCGAAGACGCGCGAGGGCTGGCCTTCGAAATCGACGTTCCCGAAACGCAACTAGGCCGCGACATGCTGACGATGGCCGCGCGCAACGATCTGGGCGGTATGTCCATCGGGTTTCACGCCACATCGGAATCATGGCCTACCCCGGACACGCGGGAACTTAGGGCCATTGATCTGGTCGAGATCTCGATCGCGCAAGCGTGGCCCGCCTATAGCGGAACCGAGATCGCGCTGCGGAACCGAACAACGTCATCAGGCGGCCGAACAACTCCATCACGCGATGAAGTTGTTGTTTCCCCGGTCAGCCGTGCCCGCCTGTTGGCACTTATATAGATGGGCCTCCGTTCCGCCCTCGGCCGATGGCTCGCACCGGATCCGACACCGGAGGTGGAGACCCGGCGCGCCGGTCTCTGGATGAGCGATGGGTGGGGAGCGGCCGGGTTGGGCGGACACTACCCGTCAGGACCGGGCAGCGGGCCCGAGGCCCTGGCGAGCGTCGCGTCATGCGTCGCGTTGGTCAGCAACAGCATCGCCTCTTTGCCCCCGTCACTAACGGTGGACGGGCCAGACGGACCCGAGCCCGCACCTCCGGGTGCGGCCGCGTGGCGACTGATCCGGAGGCCGAGCCCTTTCCTGTCATGGCCCGGTTTCATCTGGCAGGCGGTGGCGTCGCTGCTGTTGCGCGGCAATGCCCTGTCGGCGATCCAGACGGACATGCGCGGCGGGCTGGTCGGGCTGCAGGCGGTTCCCTGGACCTGGGCCATGCCAGCCGTCATCACCTCCGGCGACGGCACCTCGCGCCTGGTGTTCGATATCGTGCCAGCCCAGACGCCCGAGACGCGGCTCTTGAACCTTCCGAGGCGGTTGCTCGCCGACGATGCGTTGCACATCAAATTGCGGAGCGACAACGGAGGGGTCACGGGCCGCTCTGTTTTGTCGCGTGCTGCCGGCGCTGTCGCCGAGGGCCAGGAAATTGAGAAGCTGGCAGTCACGAACTGGGTTCAAGGCATGCGGCCAAGCGGCGTGCTGTCGGCACCAAACTTTCTTAACGACACCCAGCGCGATCGTTTTGGCGATGCCTGGATGGAAAAGTTTACCGGCTCAATCAACGCCGGTCGCGTGCCTTTGATCGAGGGCGGCTGGACATTCTCGCAAGTCGGGATGAGCAGCGTTGACGCGGAATTCCTGGCAAGCCGTGCTTTTTCTGTTGCCGACATCTGCCGACTTTTCAACGTTCCGGAGGTTCTGCTTCAGATCGGCACCCGGTCAATCACCGATCTTTCGTCATATGTAACGAGTTTTGCTCAACTGTGTTTGAGCCCGCTGGTGACGGTCATTGAAAGCGAATTCGACAGCATCTTGCCAGTCGGGATGCACCTCCGGCTCGATTTGGACGGTCTGATGAGAGGAAGTTTCTCGGCCGTCGTGGCCGCGCTGTGCGCGCTGCAGCAAACCGGTGCGATCACCGCGAACGACACGAGGTCGGAACTAGGCTGGTCGCCGCTACCGGACGGCGACGTGCTGCGACCGAACGGAGCGGCACCGAACTATCCACCGGACTTTAGCGGCAGCACGGCCTTGCACCCGTCACCCGGGCCACGAGGACCGGGCGGACTGGCCGAGCCTGGAACGAACGAAGACGGAGGCTCGGCATGACCGGGCCGGACTACCACGAGAGCGTTTTGACTCACCCGACGGGCATTGAGGCACGCGGGAAGGCGGGAAACCCCGGAGACCACCGATGAAGCGAGAAATGAGGCCTAGTCCCGAATCGAGGCGCGGCGCGATCGTCCAGAACGGCGAAAGCCCGCCCCAGGCTGGAATCTTGGGCGGGCCTTCTGAAACGGAACATTCAACAGTAGCTGCACCTGGGCGGGTGTTAGCGAGACGATGCTAAGCACGGCTCTTCGAGCCGACGCAAGAGTAGGTTTCGCACACCGCGCGCAAGGGCAGCTCCAACAGGAGCCCTGCGATGCCTACCGACCATCCCCAGACAGCCGCGAACCGCGCGCAATTTCAAACTGAGCCAAACGAAGAACGGCGCCAACCGGGCGGAGGGCGCCGTTCAATCCAATCCCTCGAAAGGATACGCAAGATGACCTCACGCAAGGGACATGATGTCCCGTCTCGCTCCGTCATGCAACATTTGGTTGGCACCCCCTCACGCTCCGTGATCGGGAGGGCCGCGCCATGAGCGGCAACGTCGTCACCAACACCATCACCGAGGTTCACCCCGGAAATCCCGAATATCACGACGACCCGGAAGCGCCGACGGTTGGCCGCGTGTTCCGGCTACGCGGCGTAGGGTTTCGCGGGAAAGGTGTCCTGGTCACCTTGGCCCTTCGCAAGGACCTCGACGGGATCGACAGCCTTCCTCTCGATGTTCTGGCGCAAACGGAACAGGTCACCGTGCGGACCCTTCGCAAACGGCTGAAGGCGCTGCATGAGGCTGGCCTGATCGCGCCCGTCCCGCCTGACAGGTGGGCTCTTACCCTCCCCGATTCTCTGTTTGGGGAGGCACTGTCATGAGCAACGCCCTGGCCGCTATGGCGGACGAATTCGGGTTTCAGGGTCCGCAGCGCAAGCTTATGCGCGCCGTCTTTCGCGAGGCTGCCGGGTTTTTCAATTGGGAGACCGAACGGTGCAACCCGAACCTGTCGACGCTGGCCGCGAACGCCGATTACCGGGACCAGGACTATGTCCGCCTGGGCATTCGGTTGCTGGAAGAGATGGGCGTTTTTACCGCCACGTTCGGCCGCAACCGGTTCGGTCAGATCACCCTCTGGATTGAGTGGGCGGCCGACGTGATCGAGCGCGCGCGTGAGCGTAGAAATTCGCGGAAACAAAGGAAAATTTCGCCCGAAGTCACGAAATTTTCGTCCGGCATATATAATGATGAACCAACAGATGAACCCGTAGAGGAACCAGCGAGCGAGTGCGCGCGCGCGAACCCCATCCCGGATGTGATTCTAACCGGTGGGCAGATCGTGATCCTACCGCCCGAGCCGGTCGAAACCCTACCGCCCGAACCTCCCGCTCCAGAGCCGGTCGAGGCGCGATCGCCCGCTCCACCCGCGCCCGAGCCGGTCGACACCCGCCCGCCTGAGCCTCCCCCTGCAGTCGACGCGGACCCGGCACGGCCGGAAAGGGTGCTCGTGAACGGGAGCGTGGACACCAGCCGGGAGGACACCCGGCCGCCGCGGGCCCACACCCTGCCGGACGGCTGGCAGGCGAACGCCGAGGGCCGGGCCTATGCGAGGCAGCACGGTTACGACCCGGATGGGCAGGCCGTCAGGATGGCCAACAAGGCGCTGGCGAAGGGGTGGACCGCGACGGACTGGCAGGCTCGTTTCCGGCAATGGATTGACGATGAGCCGAGCTTCACGCGGTCGGGCGGTGGCGGCCACAAGACCACGGTCCAGGTCATCAACGAGGAAAAAGCCACCAAGCTTGACTGGCAGTTGAACCGGCTCGCTGCGCTACAGGCCAAACGAGAGGCTGCGGGGAGGGTCTCGGCATGACCGCCATCAGCCGAATCGTGGCCCTGGCCATGACCCCCGTGCGGAGCGACAACCCGCTCGTTATCCACAGGCCGCTCCCGGCACTTCCCCCGGATCTGGCCGAGCAAGTGCGGTCACTTGCCGGATCCACGCGGTTCACCGATAGGGCAGGCAATGCCATGACGGTGAACGTCGAGGCTGGCTATCACCCCGAGGCGGGCCGATACGCCGCGGAATATCGCCAGGCGCTCGCGTCGCCGGCGACGCCGGAGCTAATCGACGAGTGGGTGACCTCGCTTGCGGCGGGCCTGCCGCACTCCCCACAGACCGAGAAAGAGCACGCGGTCGCGATGCGGTTCATTCTCGGGGCCTGTCGTCAGCTTCCTTCGCTCTGCTTCACGGATGAGACTTTCGACGCGGCGGCACGGCGCTTCAAACGATGGCCGGGAAGCGCGGCCGAGCTTTACGACTTCCTGCTTCCATTCTCCGACGAAGTGACCCGCGTCGCGGTGGCGCTCGACCGCGTCGCTCGGGCCGATCCATCAACCCGGTTTCACACCGGACCCGCCCGCGAGGCGAAGGGCTACGTCCCGCCGCCTCCGCCCCCACCCAAACCGCCGCGCGTCACGATCCATCCGACCAAGGCCGAGATCATCGGACCGGTGCGCACGGTGGAAGAACAACTCGCGGCTTTCGGTTTCACCCGCGAGACGGTGCCACCGATCGTGCCGCGCACCGTGCCCCCACCACGCAAGCCGGGGGAAGCGTCATGAGCGACCTTTCCACGAGCGAATTTCGTGACGGAAAAGCGCCACGAAAAAGGGGTAGGCCACCGATCAAAGCGAAGCCCATGACGGATGCGGCGCGGTCGAAGCGGTATCGGACCAACGTAGCGAACAAACAGAAGCGAGCGGCCACGAAAGAAAAGCAGGACAAGGCTCGCGCCAAGCTGGCCCTGGTGGGATTGCCTCCGACCGACATAGCGCTTTGGGAATGGGGCGACCCGGAACGGTTTTCGGTCATCTACATCGACCCGCCATGGGAGCCCGTTACCTATTCGGAACGCGGCAAAGATCGCAGCGCCGAGCGGCACTACCGGACAATGCCGATCGAGGAGATTCGCGCGCTGCGCCTCCCGGCGGCCAAGGATTGCGTGATCTATTGTTGGCGCACCGCACCACATGCGGCGCTGGCGCATTCATGCTTTGAAGCCTGGGGCTTCCAGTTTTGCAGCGAACACGTTTGGGGGAAGGTGTCGAAGGCAGGTAAGATACGCACCAGCATGGGCCGCTGGAACCGCAACGCGCATGAGGTGCTGATGGTGGGCCGACGCGGCAACATGCCATGCCCGCCACCCGGCACGCAGTTTCCTTCTCTGATCCATGCGCCACTCGAAGAACACAGCAAAAAGCCAGACATTTTCGCGGACATGATCGCGGCAATGTTTCCCGGTGTGGCGCGCATCGAGATGTTCGCCCGCAAGTTTCGCACCGGATGGACCAGCCAGGGCGAGGAACTGGATAAGGCCATGGCCGCATGACCAGCCAACCCGCACCAAATCCCACACCAATTCGGCAACGATTTCCGGAGATCGAGGGAGGACTTTGACCATGAGGAAAGCACGCAAACTGACCCCGCGCGAT